ATCATGCTGGAACCTGTATTTCTAATTTAACATTAGGATCTCGAACAGGAAATTCACTATTCTTATCTACTAATGGTCTAGATGTGACTACTTCCCATTGATTTGCACTTTGTCGTGCATTAGCCTGAACAAAAAAAGGTTTATTTGGTGTAATGACATTAAATCTTTCCTGAACTAAAGCACATCCATTATCAAATGGAATTTTTAATCTATAAGCAAAAATTTTAGCTATGTCTGCCACAGTTTTTCTATAATCTTTGTTAAGATATAAAATTGCATGTGTTGCTAAAATTTTACCAATACGCATATAATGTTTATCGATACGTTTAGTAATATAATGTTGGTTACCAGAAGAAACTCCAAGATATACAGCATCTGTATCGTCTTTTACTTCAATTTGAGGATGAAAATCTGGTGTGAATTCAGCATCATCTTCTAAGATTAAAATAGGGCAATCATATCGAGTATCTTCTAAAATATCAATATGTGATTGAGCACAACCAACATAATGTTTAATGGTATCTGGGGTACCATGTGGTGGTGCTATTTGTACGGCTGATTTGCGATGGGTATTGGAAAATCTATGCTCATGAAATCTTTGGTTCATGATCGATGCATTGCCAGTAGCACTATCAAGATTAATCCATACGGTAGGTATTTGTCTTAGATCTATAATCATATTCAATTTAATTTAAAGGAGACTTATAACAATATTATAACACATTTTAAATAAATAATCAAGATATATCTTGACTTTTCTTAAAGGATACTCTATAGTATACTTATAATGAATTTAGAAACCCTTAAAGATAACATTAAAAAAGATTCTTTAATAGACTCTACAGAGTTAGGTAAAGAAGCTATAAGGACTCCTGCTATACATGGTAAGTACTTGAATATACACGCAGACCTTAAGATAGAACTTCAAAAATTAAATAATGCATTCTTGATCATGCGATTAAGAAAATGGAAAATTTATACTGGTCACGCAACGCAAGACGAGTTGGTTGAATGGGGTGAAGATCCATTTCAAATGAAATTATTAAAAACTGATCTAGATAAATTTCTAGAGGCAGATCCTATATTATTAAAAATTGTAACTGATTTAAATATTCTTGAAATCAAAGTTAAGATGGTAGAAGATTTTTTAAAGGTTTTAACTAATAGAAATTTCTCTATTAAGTCTGCTATCGATTGGAATAAGCTTGTTAACGGTATCTCGTGATGACATAAATAATTGTAGTGTATACTATAATTGCATCAGCGGAAGACCATACAAAATATAAAATTGATTGCGAAGATTCTGTAAAAAGAGAACTTCGTTCTTATTTTTCATTTAAAGTTCCTGGTGCAGAATACATGCCCCTATACAAATCTCGTATATGGGATGGTAAAATTAAATTATATGAGATCAATAGTTCAACTCTTCCATGTGGACTCAAGACATATCTTAAACGATTCTGTGATGAACGACACTATAATGTTATTTTTGATGATAAAGATGTAGATCCAATAGATATTAATTCTGAATCATTTGATGAATTTTATAAAACTTTAAATGTCACTGTTAAAAAAGAACCTGTAATTCCACATCCCCACCAAAAAAATGCTGTCATACATGCATTAACAAATGCCCGATCTGTTGTCGTATCGCCAACAGGTAGTGGTAAGTCGCTTATTATTTATCTAATAATTCGATACTTATTACGGTACTGCCTAAAGGCTCCCAAGAAAATTTTATTATTAGTCCCCACTGTTGGGTTAGTACAGCAGATGGAAGCAGACTTCTTTGATTATTCAAAAAACGATAAATCTTGGTCTGTAACAAAATTTGTACATAAAATCAGTGCTGGCAAAGAAAAATTAACAGATAAGCCAGTTGTCGTATCTACATGGCAGTCTGTGTACAAACTTCCTAAAGAATGGTTCGATCAATTCGAGGCTGTCATTTTTGATGAGTGTCATCTTGTAAAAGCAGACTCTTTGGTCAATATTGGTAAAAAACTGACAAAGGCTTGGTTTAGGCTCGGGACTACAGGTACGCTGGATCAGACCTTGGCGCATAAACTCTCAATAGAGGGCACGCTAGGGCCATCTGTACAGTTTATAACAACAAGGGGGCTAATCAGTAAAGGAGTACTGGCAAAGCTTGGGATAGACTGTATTGTTTTGGATTATGATGACCAAACGCGACATAGAGTAAAAAAATTAAAATATCAAGACGAAATGGCTTATTTGGTTGAAAATTCAAAACGCAATGATTTTATTGTAAAATTGTGTGGAGAAACCCAAGGTAATACACTCGTTCTTTTTAACTATGTCGAAAAACATGGTAAACCACTTTATGAGTTGATCCAAAAACAATACCCAGAAAAGAAAGTATACTTTATTTCAGGTAAAGTTGATGCAGAAAATAGAGAATTTATTCGAAAGATAATAGACAAAGAAAAAAATGCTATTCTAGTTGCCTCTTTTGGTACTACAAGCACAGGTATTAATATCGTACATCTCGACAATATTATCTTTGCATCTCCTACAAAATCAGTAATACGCTTATTACAAAGTATTGGGCGCGGATTGAGAACATCTGCAATCAAACAAACACTCAAGGTGTTTGATATTGTTGATGATATGTCATGGAAAAGTTATAAAAATCATGTGCTGAAACATTTTGAACAACGCATTAAAATATACAAAAAAGAAAAGTTTGATCATAAAGTTTTTAAGATCAAAATATAAAACTTCTTTTGGATAAATAGTATTGAGGAGGAAGCATGGAAGAACAAGATCCTAAAGCTTCATCGTCTATAAAAGTTATTAAACTCTCTAGTGGTGAAGAGTTGATATCAATGGTGGATGAATCACCAGACGAAGTCGTTCTCTCAAACCCGGCTAAGATTGTCTTTTATACAACATCAACTCCAGATGGTGAGGTAATTGAATGTTTGCGTGTTACTTCTTACTTGGCTAACATCAAAGAAACTTCTATTACGATTTTAATGAAACATGTTATATATCTGGCAGAACCATCTGAAGATATTCTCAATATGTACAATTCATATTTGGAATTTATGAATGGTTTAAAAGATGATGTTATATTAGCAGAAATAGAACCAGATCATGACAACATGGATGTTGCATGGGCATTATTTTCTGATCCACAATTTATTGATTTTGTACAAGAAATTTATGAAGAACATCTTCAAGATTCAGAAATTGACGAAGAAGAAGATAGAGAAGAACCATCTGAAGAATTGTTTGATTCATTAAATGCTGAATGGGAAAAAGCAATTAATGAAAATAGAAAGAAAAGAAAATACAAGAAGGAAGATTTAAAACTACCTTATATTCCTGACAACGAAGCATCAGATCCACAGAGTTGGTCTGATAATCCAGAAGACTATCTAACATGACAAACATCAATCCTTTATTATCAAATTGTTACAAATTTATTATATCCAGAGGAGATAGTAATCTTGAATTGTTTGGTCAAACAGTTGCATTACCCGGTATTCAATTAAGTGTAAGCCCACAGCCAACTACTCTGGGTGTTCAGATTCCGGTTGCTACAAATACATTTACATTTGAATCACTTGTTCTCGAATTTATCGTAGATGAAAATATTGAAAACTGGAAAAGCATATATGATTGGATGTCATCTATCGGTAATATTTCTAACGATACAGATAATGAAATGTATAGGACCTGGGCAACAACTGCATATCTACAAGTTCTTGGATCTAATTATTATCCAATCAACAAAACTGCAGTGTTTCATTATGTGATTCCAACTGCTTTGAGTGCTCTTACTTTTAGATCTGATCTTGGTGATAGCACCCCGATGAAAGCAAGAGTTACATTTGCCTATTCATATTACGATTTTGATTAATTTTTAAAAACATACAAACCAATGAAAAACCCTCGGGTGTTTAGCCCGAGGGTTTTTGTTTATAAACTCTATCCTACGTATTAACTACCGTAGGTGTTACCATGCAGACCATTGACGCGGGTGAGACGGTAGTACTGATTAGCACCAGATTGGTTAGAGAAATCTGAACCATATGGAGTACCATCTGACTTAAGAACGTATGGGTTAGCAACCATACCGTAACGTGTCTTAAACGCGATACGAGGTTGGAAAGTACCAGGATCAATAGCTCTCATCATTTGGAGTGGAACGTATGGGCAGTAGAATACACCTGCATCATACGGAGACTCGCCCTTATAACCAACGCAGAAGAAGTTTACGCCAAGCAGTGAATACGGATCAATGTAAACTTTCAGCTTACCGTTAAGTAGACCAGCAAAAGTACTGCCGGTATCATCAACTGCGAGTTGGGTATTAATGGCTGGTGAGAGATTCAAGAAGCCTGACATAGCAAGTGCACTGGCGACATCGGAAGATACGATGACGAAGTTACCCTTACCACGACGGGTTTCCTTGGCGATGGCATTGCATTCACGTTCAATCTGGAAGACCAGACCACGGAAACGTTCAGCAGACCAACGACCATCTGAATCTAGATCCAGATTGTAGGTACCAGCAGCAGTAATATCACTTTGTTGTGTACCAGGCTTTGCAACCCAGTAGATGGAACGGACGATTTCGCGATTAATTTCAGCAAGAATTTCAGTGCTGAGAAGATTTGCGAGTTCGGCTTCAGCGTCAAGACCGTGAACAGCCTTAAGATCTTGTGCCAATTCGACTGTGTACCCTGCACTCAGTGCACGGCTACCGGCTGCTACAGCAACACGGTCAATCGTAAAGGACATTTTATTCATGACGTTTGGTGCTGTAGATGCTGCACCATAATCTAGACCTTCGCCTGATGAAGTTAACATTGCTCTCATTGAGTCAAAGTTAACTTGATTTTTTGCATTTTGGAAGTTAAGAGCACCAACTTGCGCTGCAGTTCCTGTTGGGTTGACACCAGCAGTAGTAATACCACCTGCTGCAGTGAAGCCACCAGACGGACCAGAAATACCAGAGAAACGAGGATCTGGTTCCTGGAATTGAGCTTCATTGTTTAAGTTGGTAGCTACAGCTGTACTGTCACCATACTTGGCACGCATCGCAAAGATGAGTCCAGTTGGGGCGGTCATTGGTTGTACGCCGCAAATGTCATATGCCATCAAATTCGGCATAGCACGACGAACAAGACTGATAAGAATTGGATCGTAACCACGGACACCGCCTTGGGCGGTAGCAGAGACTACACCACCAATATCATTTCCTGTTGATACTTCAGTTAGATATTGGTCACGCATATTCTGCTCTTGATTCTCAAGTAGAACTGCAGTAACTTTAGTTTTCCATTCATTGCCAATCGAAGGAAGTGCCTCGTGCTTAAGCACGGGATTCCATTTTTCAGTTAAAATATCATACGGGGTTTCATCTCGGTAACTCATTTTATTAGTATCTCCTGTGGATTAAAATTATTTAGTAAATTTAAAGTTTCTTAGCCAAACGGTCTAAGGTGTGAGTATAATTCTCGATTAGAGTGGTTGGTGTACTCGCAGCCTTGCTAAATGTCATTTCCGGAATATACTGTTCTGGAATGGCAACTCTACTGCCAAGGTAGTGATCCTTGAGGGTAAAGAGTTTAGTTTTATATTCTTCTAG